TTAAGCCCATTTTCTGAAGGAGGAAGAGTCAATTCTAATTTTCAATTAGTTGGAGAAAAAGGCCCAGAAATTGTAAAAATGCCGAGAGGCTCTACTGTTTATTCAAATGCAGTAAGTAAGCAAATGATTTCAAGAGGTTCTAATACAGTAGTCAATAATATGAGCATTACAATAAATGCTAGAGATACTTCTGATGCAGAACTAAGACGCATTGCAGATAAAATAGGAAACATGGTTAATAACAAAATTGACAGAAGAACATCTTCAAGAACATTAGGGTGATTAAATGGCAGACTATCACGTTTATCTTAAACTGCAAAGTTATGCAGGTAATATTCAACAAAATACTATTCCTTTAAGAGCAACAGGTGTTTCTATTTCAGTTTCTAAAACTATTCCAGCGTTTCCTGTTCCTTTATCTGGTATTGCAACAGGTGAATCTATTACTGCGGCATTAGATTTAGGGATGGCTACAAAAAATGTATCGGTTAATGGATATATTATTGACGATACAATTACTAAAGTTTTTGATGGAACTGCTACAACAAGAAAATTTACTGCTCATGAAATTGCACAAATGATTGCATCAGGTGTAGATTCAACAGGTTTAGCAAAAAATCAAGCGTTTTCAGAATTGGTTGTTCTTATGCCATCTTTTGTTGCGAGCGACTACAATTATCGAGGAACTTGTAGTATTGCTACTCATAAAAATAAAACAAATTGCGAAGAAGCAGGTGGAACTTGGACACAAACAATAGATGAAAATTCCAATAGAGAAGATGGAATCAGTGTTCCTTTAATGTTTGGTTCAAGAGGAAATGCTCTTAGTTTAGATAATGCAAGAGTTCCATTACCATTAACGACATTTCCAGACAGTGATACAGAAACAGGAATTACAGGATTTGTAAGAAGTTTTTCATATGAATTAAATGCAGACACCTTTGAAATTACATTCAGTTTAGAATTTGAAGCGGCAAACATCTTCCCTTGAGGTGAATTAAATGTATAATACATTAACAGGAGAAAAAGAAGTCTTGTCTTCCCTGTTATGTGTAATGCTCATGTTAAATTATCTTATGCAGATAACATACCCGATACGAACTCAAACACAGATACTTCTGATGATATTGCTTATGGTCTTTGGGCGCATGAAGGTTCTTTTACCTTTGAAAGTATAATTACTCCTTATGATGTAAATGGATATGGTAAATTTTCAACAGGAGGAACAATACCAACCTTTACTCCATCTAAGAAAATAATGCCTTCAAATCATCATCAAAGTTCTCCAAATGACTATGAAAGCCAACTATATTTACCAGTTGCAGGAGGAAGACTAACTCATGAAATGAGAATATTTGATAATGATAACTTTAAAATATCTTTGTTAAATTCTACATTATTAAACGAGAATCAACCTGCTGAATATAAAATAAAAGCAGAATTAACCATTGGGACGACTACTGAAACATTTACATCTGATAAAGTAATCCTTCCTAATTTTTCATATTATAATGAATATGAAACAAATCAGAACCATGTAAATAAAGAAGGATTTGCTCAATATAGATATGTAGGGGCTTCTATTATTGGAAATCATTCAGCAGGTGATACGGTCATTAACGTATTCGTGAACACCTTTGCGGTAGGTCAGGAGTTGTTCGTTTTTGATACTACAAATGGCTTTAGGTCAATCGGTACGATAGCCTCCGTAGGCGGAAGTAACATTACGCTATCAAGCGGTCTTCCCTACGATGTCGCCTCCCTAAGCCGTGTGTTTTTCAAAGGCTTTGCAAACCCTTCTTACATAAATAATACATACCATGTAGCCTTTGTTCTTAATGATAATGGCAATTCTGTAAATATATTCCTTAATGGTAGAATTGTCTTATCGTCTTCTCATAGCGTAAAGACAGCATTTAGTTTCGCTAGAACAGATACATTTTTAGGTGCTAATGGGACACTATCAAAAGGAACGAGTTCAGCGATTACAAATAAACAATTTATGGGAGAGTTTCATGAATTATCAATTATTGATATTCCTAAATTAAAATTTCCAAATGTAAATACGCTATTACCTTCTTTAGATGAAACGCTTCTATATTTAAGATTTGAGGAGATTGATTTATAATGGCGCAAAATCTTAAGGTATTTGGGATAGGCGAAACTGCTGTTGATACTCAAAGTAGTGACCAATATAATGTACCAACTAATCCTAAATTTACTGCCGAAGGTACTTTTTCCTCATCTTTGAGAGCATCTGATAATGTTGAACAAACTAGGTTATATTCTTTAATATATCCTAGCCATCTGACAAGTGGTGTTGCAAGTGGAGAATTTACAGAAGTTAGAACATCTACTGCAAATACGATAAGATTTAATTTAGCAACGACAAATGGTTCTAGAATTAAATGCTATGATGAGAATACTGGAACTGGCGTAAAACTAGACTCTACAAATTATGATTCAGACCATCATTATTTTGTATTAATGCACGCCAAAAATCATTTAAAGCATCATTTTGCTAGAGTAACTAAAGTTTTGACAGAAGATACAGAAGGAGATGCTTTTTCATTTGAACCAGCGTTAGGTAATGAAATTGAATTAAATACTGATTTTATGTTGTTTAAAGGCCCACATAAAACATCTACTGCTGTTGCCTTTTCAGCAGGAATTAAACAAGACTTACAGAATAGTTTAGTTTGCTCAAAACCTTTATTTTACTTTTTAAAAACTAATGAAAAACACTTTACTGCTAATTTAAGTAGCGGAAGTGCTTTGATAGCAATTTCTACTTTAAGTGGGATAGAATCTGGAAATTTACAGGTTGGTATGAAAATATCTGGAAAAAATATTCCTGCAAATACGACAATTTCTTTGATAACTACAACTCATATTACAATGAGTAATAATGCAAGTGCATCTTCTACTGGAGAATTAATCACCATAGAAAACTATAATGAAGACTATACTCTAGATAAAGATGACCAGTTAGACCACAATATAAAATACACTGCGGCCATTTCAACAACAAATACAAGTGGAGCAATAAATACTTTCTACCTTTCTGTATTTGGAACAATGCAAGACTTTAGTAACAAAATTGTAGATTATAGTAAATATTCTATGAAACTTGAATTAGTTGATAAATTAAGAGAATTGGATGAAAACCATGCTAAAGGTATAGGTAGCGGAACAGCGAATAGCAACGAAGACACATCATTATCTGCTTATAATTATACTGACTACACTGAAACTTTATTAAATTCTAGAAGGTCTTTAGCCGACGCAAAACAGTCTACTTCTAGCGATAAAAGTGGCCCGATTAGACATGTCCATTATGACTATTCTCCCAAAAAGGTAAATATTATTTCTAATGTTTTAGATTTGGAATTAGAACAATCTTATGCTCCTAGAGGCAGTTTTGTTTCTTCAAAAGTCATTGATAATAGTAAAATGCTGGGAGTTAAAATAAATGATTTTGAAAAGTATAGAATTAGGCATAGGGTCTTTAGAGGGGATTTATCTGAATTTGTAAATATTCCCGTAAAGGTTAATGCATTTAATAGCAGTAGAGAATATTCATTTCATACAGATTTTGAATTATATAATTATTTAAATGTTGGTGATGAAGTAAAAATAGGAGATTATATTTTATTTGTGGAGGCTTTACCGACAAATGGCATTAGTTTTTCTGATTTAATAAGAACTGAAAATTCGCAGCAATTTAAAACAGCAAGCCAATTAGGATTATCTTGGTCTAGTTTATTGACAGCAGACCAGCAACTTAAAAGAAGAGCATTTAACTTTAAAGACAGGACTTTATTATCTTCTTTTAATATTGTAGAAAATAGAGAAAAAGAACTTTTTGTTAGCATAGTTTCCAAAGACTTTGAATACTTAGAAGCAGAAGTAGTAGTATCAAATTCTAAATTAGGATTACTTTATTTAAAATTCGGTGAAAAAGCATACTCTAATACAGAAACATCAATGAGATATGCCACAGGTATCTTTAACATCGAAATAGAAAGATTTACAGGAAAGATTGAAAAAATAGAAGCATTCAAAGAAAATCAACAAAATTTTATTAAAATTGAAGGAAGAGATGAATTTAGTCAATTGCTTGGCCCTATTGTAAATAGAAATACTGCTATCTCAGAAGATATTATTTATAGCACAAATAGTCCATATAATACTTTAACTAGTCTTTCTTCTAATGGTGATTTTAGTTTTAATAGTGTAAATATTACAAATACATCCAGCATCAGTTTAACTGCTGGAGATAGAATATTTGCAGAGATAAATGACCACTTTATTTTCGTTGGTGTAATTAAGAATAATACCTCAAGTGCCACAACTCATGAATTAGAAGAAAAAGCATTCGCAAAGTCAACAGGTAAAGCACTATACAAAGCATCAACAAAAAATTATATGCTAACTAAGGCATTGTCTTCTAATCCATTAGTTTCTTCTGAAACATCTTTAAAGGGTTCAGCAGATAAAGGTATTTTCTTTTCTGGTGGAGCAATAGTTGATTCTAACGAAAATGCTTCAGAAGGTACATCTTTAATAGGTACAAGTTCTAGTAATAATGAAAAAGGAGTAGGTTATTTTATTCACCAACCTAAAGGAATATCTTCAGATAATTATTTTCAGTGTCGTTTAACTAATAACGATAATAGTGCTTTTCAATCATTTGATACAGTCAATACTTTGTTGGATTTTGAAATATTAAATATAAGTGAAGAAAATAGAAATAAAGTTTTAGAAGTAGCACCATATATGCCTTTATCGTTGGGTCGTGTAGAATTAAATTATGCAAATACAAGAAATACAACATTTACAGATATAGGTAATCCTACTGCTACTTCTAACAAAAATTATTTTGATATTACTGTGACTCATGGACATAATTTTTTATCTTCCACATCTGATAAAAGAAATCATCATGGAAAACCAGTGTTTAAAAATGGAGAATTTTTAGGATTTATTACTTTTGCTTATTTACGGACAGATTACTCAACAGTAAGAGTATTTGTTGATAGAATAATTACTACTGCAACTTCAGATACTATACAGTTATTAACTTATGCTAGTGCAAGAAATACAAGCAGTAAATTAACTCAAGAATTACATTTGCTAAATGGCGGTCACTTATGGAATGGTAAAATTATCTCATTACTAAATCCTAATACTACACAAAATGGAAAAGTCTTTTCATTAGATTATCCTAAACATTATAATAGCGGTCTAAGTAGTTCATATTGTTCTGCATTCGGTACGCCATACTATAATATATACAATTTAGAAAAAGGAAACATTAATTCAAGGCAAATTAGAAACCATATAAGTTCTATCGAAAGACCAAATGTTTTTGAGTTTTATTCTGAAATTCCTAGCAAAATTAAATATTATGCGAGTACGAATAAATTTGGACTAGGGAATACATATTCAGGTGCTACTTTAGTAGATGATATTATTGGAACAGATAAATATATTTCTTCTAGTTTCCCAAACACTTTAGCAGAAGCAAGAGGCTTTGTCCCAAGTCAAGGTTCTAAATTTTATGATACTACTATACATAAAAGCGGAGGAAGTGCAGATATTGTTGCATTAGACCAAGACCAAATAGAAGCATCTAATACAGTTTCTATTTCAAGTAGTGACTATTTGAGAAGCAACCCTCTTTTCTTGAAAGATTATTTTGGGCATATTGATGCTAAGATAGTAAGAATGTTTTTATTTAGTAATAGTGATTTAGAACCGTATAGTAGTTTACGGGAAGACAGTCTTATGTATTTTAGTGTTGATACTGACGGTGTTTCTCATTTCAAGGATATTACAAACTACAAACTATTTGCTAAAAGAAAATCAATAGAAACTACAAATTCTGATACTAAATCTTTAACGACAGGACAGACTGTTTCTGTTAAGAATAATGATGAGGATTATATATCTTGCGACATTATTTCAGCAGATAAGACACTATCAAGTCTAACTAGATTTTCTATTATGAGATTAACAGAACTTTGTCTAGATTGGTCTTTTAATCAGTTTGACCCTGAAAATATTCCTAGTAAAGATAAAATGATGCCGCCAATAGGCTTAGAACAAAATATTCTTAGTGTGACAAATACTGCAAATATTACTGCATATGATACTAGTACAAATACTGTAACAACCAATACAACTGTTACTGTCGGTGGTTCAGGTCTTTCTAATGGAGATATTTTATATGATTTGCAAGGAAGATTAATTGGAACGGTTGATAGCCAAAGTTCTACTACTATTACATTTGATAGCGACCCTATCAAAACAAACGGTACTTCCAATACTTGTGCTTTAGGATATGTTATTACTAGTGGAAATAGAAACCATGACTTATTTTCTGGAAATGGAAAAGGAGATACCTTTATTGACTTTGGTAAAGAAATACATATGTTAAAAGGATTGGCTACCCAAACTTCACATGAAAGCGATGGTTGGGGGAGTACAAAAGGGGGAGCAACTGACGATAGATGGCGTACCTCTTATAGTGCTTCATTTGGCCCACTTTTTTCAGCAAATAATAAAATTCATCTGGTTTTACCATTTGCTTACAATATAAGACACAGTACAACGACGATAGAAAAAGCAGTTAAGTTATTTGACATATTTAGAAATATGATTGATATTGATGACACAGGTTCAAATAATGATGCTAATGAATATGCTGATAATTTAATTCCTATATTTTTAGATAGATATGGAGTAGAGGATGGAAAAGAATTAGCATCAGAAGGTATGGCAGGTCAAGATATTATTGAAGCACACGTTAATAATGGTTCAGGTGCAACAAATAAAGACACTATTACTATGGCTTGTACTACTGCACCTTTCAATAATAATACTGATGAAGATATTAATGCTGATTATGATGATACTGCTGATGGGGTATTCTTAGGATTCAAGCCTAAATTAATTTTAAACTATTCTAACTTAACTGCAAGAGTAACAAAGGGAGGAGAAAACGTTTATGAAATAGATGTTGCTTCAAGTGGTGGAAATGTTTTCTTAGATTTTGTTGATTTAACTGGCTGTTATTTGGTTTCTGAAGCAGGTTTATTTTTAGATTCAGACGGTGATTTAACGGCCAATGTTGGTTCATTAGATGACGCAAAACCAGACCATATATGCTATGTTATCTCTCATGAACTAGATGCTAGTAATTCAACAAAAACTCATAGATTAATTTTAGATAATGATTTTGGTTCAGGCTCAGATAGAATTTTTAGAATTATGCAACCTAATCATACTTGTTTTCACAGTTTTTCTCCTAAAGAAATAAAACTCCAGATGACAAGTTCTCGATATACAAAGATGCCTTCTAGTAATCAATGCTATAATGGTATCAATTCTTTCTTTAATAGAAATTCCAAGGGTGGTAGGGACATAAAAGGAAACAACGAAGGAATACTCTCAATGTATGTTTTAGTTGATTGTGATAATCAAAATAATAATACAAGTGAAAAACACACAGTTATTAGGCATCATAGTAGTTATGCAAACATTTTACCATCTCAAGCCACTACTGTTAATGTTTCAGATGGCGATAATAACTTAAAAACAGAAATAGAATACTTTTCTGGAATTACAGGATTAAGTTCTTCTGTAAACGAAATATTAACTTTTGCACAAATGAAAGAAATGCTAGGAGTTGTTTCAGTTTCAGAAATTTTAAACATTACAGTAAATGCCGAAATTGATTCTGACTTTACTAGGGCTTGTATTGGCTCAACACTTACAGTAGCAAATGAAACAGATAAACTTATTGACAATCTATTAAAAGATAATAATATAGAAGTGGATGTTACTGATAGCAACTATCCTTTGTTCTTAGCACCTAATTTTCAAGGAGTTGATTTATTTTCAGCAGTTAATTTCTTATTAGAAAGAAAGGATAAAAGTATTTTATATGAATATGATAAGTTTAAGGTTTTGGATAAAAAGGATAACCAATTTTATAGCGAAGTAATTCTTGAAGAGAATGGAGATTTGCAGATATATGATTTACAAAAAGAATCAAATATGTTTAACGTATATAATGAAATTGTAGTATATGGAAAAAATCATAGAGGAATTCGTAAAAGAAATAAAAGTATTAAAAAAATTGGTATTAAAACACTAGAAGTCCATGAACCCGAACTTACTTCACAAGAAGAAGTTGATAGAAGGGCTAGAGTATTGAGAGAGGTTCATTCAGAAGATAGTAATAATAGATTATTTAAGGTAACTATCGGCCATTCAGGAATTTCTCAATTAAGAGGCGGCGATTTAATTAGATTGAATGTCCCTAGAGAAAATATTGAAAATAAACAAGTTATTGTATTACAGATAAAACATCTACTTAATGGTTTAATGGAATTGCAATTAGGTAAATTTAGCAGATTGCTAGAAGATATATTTGCAGAATTACAAATTAAAAATAAAACAGTTGATGCTAATTTAAGAAAGCAACAATATGGAGAAGAAAACATCATTAAGATAGACATTGAAGATAAATTTAAAATTAAACAACTTAGACTATTTGTGAGAAAAAGAACCTCTTCTGGTTCATTTAAGTTAGGTTTTGGAACAGCATTAAATACAGGAACAAACACGCTTGGCTATGGGGTCGGCACAGGCATTACATTCACTACTTTGATAGATGAGGAATTAATATGATAACAGAAAAAACAAAAGAATTGATTGCAACATACTTAGCAGGTCTTGTAAATACTCCTAATAAATTTGATATTGGATTAGGTGGGAATGCAACTAGTCCAGCATCAACTACTTTAGATGTACCCCTTACAACAATACCAATAACTACTGGTGCAGTAACGGCTGATAATGTAATTGAATTCCAAGCAATCTTTGATGGTGCTGATTCTACAATGACAGGAAATGTTATTCGTGAGTTTGGAATAACAGACGGAACTAATCTTCTAGCAAGAGTTAATTTTAATGGAGTTGGCCCATTTGCATCAAATGAAGATTTAGAAATTTTTTATACAATAGAGGTGGAATGATATGGCAGACGAAAACCCGCACCAATTTAGCACACAGACAACAGGCGTAACTTTTGGTCAAATAACTGATGATACTGATTTTCCTCACACTGGTTTAATTAAATCATTAAGTCTTATGGCTAAAGGAAATATGGCTGTAAAAGGTTCAGCAACAGATTTTGATATTACCCAAGCAAGTTCTGGGAATGTTATTCAAGTTGCCGCAGGTAGAATATTTAAAGATAATAAATTTACTGCTCAAGTAGCCGCCAAAAACTTTACTTCTAGCGCATTTGATACAACAACAGGAAATAGTTTTTATCATTTACTTGTTGTTGATGCTTCAAATGTTTTACAAGTTAGAAAGCATGGTAGTTCTACTGCAAATAAAGTTCCAGAATATACAGAAGGAGATACTATTATTGCAGTAATTATGTTTAACTCTTCTACTGCTGCTTTAGGAAGTATGCAGATTCAATTCTTAACAACAGGTAAAGTTGAGAATAGTTTAAGTATTGGTTATGATGATAGTGGATATACAGAAGCGGGTTCTTTAACAGGAACTTCTGATGGTATTACTATGACAGGATTATACAAACTAGATACTTTACCTACTGCTACTGTTGCAACAGATGATAAATTAATTATTCAAGACACAAATGATTCTGATAAAATTAAAACTGTAACTGCCCAATCAATTGCAAATTTGGCTAGTTATAGTGATTCTAATGCTATTTCAGCAGTAGAAGGTGAAGCAACATTAGATTTAACTGGGGATGTAACAATTGCCGCAGGTAAGGATTTAACCGTTGATACTAACACATTACACGTTGATTCTGCAAATAATAGAGTAGGTATTAGAACAACTTCTCCTGATATGTCTTTAGATGTAATACAATCAGGAACAACTATTGCAAGAGTAGCAAGCACAGGTTCACACGCTAATTTACGCTTTGGTCGGGCTAATTCATCTTATGATGCGGCTATGTTATTTTATGACGATATGGCTACTACTCCTTCATTACAATGGCGTATTCAAATGACAAGTGGCGGAAGTGATTTATCCATTCGTGACGAAGATGGAAGCCCTGATGGTCAAGAAATAATGAAATTTAAAGATGGTGGCGGTATTGATATTAATTGTGATGTAGAAATGCCAGTCGCACATAAATTAAGAACGGGAGAAATAGAAATTGAAGGCGATTTAAACCATGATGGTTCAAATGTCGGTTTCTTTGGAACTGCTGTTGCTTCTCGTCAAAATGTAGGTAATGGTTCTTTTGTAACTAATCCAGTTAATTTTGGCCGACCAGTTCCTGACCCGTCTGCAAATCCTGGATTTGAGCCTAATGTAGATAATTACATCGCTCAACTTGAAAATGAAATAGTTACTATTTCAACTAAGTTAAACGATTTAATAGACGCTTTACAGTTGTATGGTTTAATTTTGTGATTATATGAAATTATTCATATTGGCTATAATAGCCTTTGCTGTAGGTTTTCTATCTACATGGCTTGCAACAATTGATGAAAAATGGTAAATTCCAAAAGCCAAAAAAAAGAGGGAAGGCGACCCAAAAGAGCCACCTTCCCTCAAATAGTCTTAATTGACCAAATTTTCTGACATTCCCGACATTCCCACAACTTTACCTGTTCGGGAGAACCTAC